TCAACAATTTTAACTGTTTTTTTTGGTTTGGGTTTTTCTTCTTCAGATTCTTCTGACTCTGGTTCAGCTTTTTTTTTACCCAATTTATTTACAACACCAACCACTGTTTTGTTAAGGTCCTTCTTAACTTTGTTATTTTTTGATTTTAATTCCAATAATGCTTTAAGCATTTCCGCAGTTGATGTTTTTTGTTTTGATGATTTACGTTTTTTACCACCTAATGAATCATCTGAATCTTGTTCAGATTTGTCGGATTCAGAATTATTGTTTTGATTTTTAACTCTTTCTGCCAATCTCCCAATTTCTTCGGAACTCATGTTTATTACATTTTGTGGATTTATACCAAGTTGATTAGCTACTGATCTTTTCAAATCATTATTGATTTGAGTCATTGCCTCTAAATCATTCCCTCCCTCCCCTCCCATTTGAAAATTTCTGTTTCCGCCCATTTGTTGCATCATTTGTTGCATCATTGCTGGATTCATTTGCATCATTGCCATCATCATTTGATTCATTTGCATATTATTATCTTGTTGAGTATTAAAATTGTCATTACGTTGTTGACCAAAATTATTTTGCATCATTCGTGGTTGATGCACATTTTCAATATTTGGAGTATACTGCATATTTCCTCCTCCCATGTTCATATTTGGGTTGTATTGTACGTTTCCTCCACCCATACCCATATTTGGATTATATTGCATATCACCACCCAATGAACCTCCACCCATACCCATATTTGGATTATATTGCATATCACCACCCAATGAACCTCCGACCATACCCATTCCCATGGGATCCATACCACCAAATCCACCACTCATATTTCCCATTCCACCCATATTACCTCCACCCATTCCCATCATCATTGCAAGATTTGGATCCATTTGATCATCAATTGGATTTCCTTGACTATCTCTTGTTTTTTTAACACCAGAACCATCGAGAGAAAAATCCATTTCTTGTCTCTGTTGCCTTCCTCCCATATTTGGATTGTATTGCATATTGCCTCCCATATTACCCATACCCATCATATTTCCACCACCCATATTACCCATACCTCCACCTCCCATATCCATCATTGCACCATTATCATAATCACCAGTTCTTTCTAACATACGCCTTTCCAATTCGCCAGCTATATCTTTTTTACTACCCAATTTTAAAAAATCATTCATATTAACACCTTGTAAAAATTTTTTACCCATACTACCATCAGCCGCAATGAATTCCCCTTGTCCAGATTGTATCGGAGCATAACTACCACCTCCGCCACCACTTATATCATCCATCATTCCTACCATTTCTCTTTGACCGCCTCTTCTTTCTCCTCCTGATGGTCTCCTTTGAACTTTATTTCGTCTGTCTCCATAAACTTCCGTTTCTCTGTTCATGGAATATTGACCCATTGATTTACTGCTTCTTTGTTTGTTCATTTTTTCATTAAAGATTCTTGTGCATAACTCAATACTTTTTTCATTCAAATGTTTAAGAACCTTTTGTGCTGGAGCTTTGTTCAAAATCCCTTTATTTTTTTCAAATATAATTTTCATTTGGGATTTGAGCAATTCTCTACATCCATCAGATTGTGCTTGATCCTCGACACCAAGGCGACTACCCAATTTATTTGTTAATGCACTGAGATTATCCCTAGAAAAAAAATCCGTTTTTATCTCCATTATAACATACTCTGTGGTTTTTTAATTGTTAATTTTACGCATTGAGTACAATCAATTGAAATTTAATAATGCGTAAATTTATTTTTATATTTTGTCTAACTGTAATTTAATGAACAATAGAAATCAATTGGAACAATATGATCAATATGGAAAATATGGAAGTCCTATACCAGTGTCACAACAAATGATGGTGGCTCAGAATATGGGAATGTCAAATATGAGACAAAGTTTTGCAACACCAAATACATTAATAGACAGACCGGATTTTACAAATAGGGGCAATGTAATTCATAATAATTTGGGTGAAAAATTACTATCTGAAACTGTTGTAGAATATAAAATGCATTTTAATAGTGCAGATAGAAATTTTTCATATTATCCATCACCATTTAATATGAAAATTGAATTTGGATCCAGTTTGAGAGCACCATATATTACAAGAAAATTTGAGAATATTAAATATATAAGTTTAGATACTATAGTGCTCCCACGAACAATAGAGATTGATACAACTAATGGTACTGCTACACCACCATATTTATATCCTGCTGGAACATCATATTCACCTGGTGGAGGTGCGCCAGCACCTGTAGCAGTATCAAATACAATGAACATACTTGATAAACATAGATTTTTGATTGTTAAAATTGTAGAATTAACAACAAATAGAACATTGGGAACATCACCACTATTCGACAGGGATACATTTGTAATAGTTCCCGATTATGATAGTGGATTTGATAATTGGGTTTGGAAACCATTGCATAATTCCAGGGTATTATATCCAAATTCTCAACTTCATAATATTTCAGAACTAACATTTCAATTGCTGGATGAAAATGGTAACCAATTGGGATTATTTGATGCCACGGGTACTAATATATTGACAACCGCAACAGCAAATTTGGATAATAAAACATACAATACATATGTAAATGATAATAGTTCTGTCGCAAGTGTGGCATATACAAACGGTGTCACTCAAGTATGGTATAATTTAACATTTGGTGTAATTGAAAATGAACTAAACACATCAACAAATTATAATTAGCACATGACATAAATTATGTGCTAATTATAATTAAAAATGAATAAAATCTAATGTTAAATTATAAATATAAAATGATTCATCAAATATATATATTGGCCATTATGACCATAACAGTAATAATTTTAATATATTACTATTCTCAAGAGGCTGATTACAAAAGGGAATTGGATAAAATTGATAGATTAGAAAAAAAACAATTTGCTAGACAAAGAGAATTGGAAATAATAAGGACACAAACAATGCCATGTCAAATGGGCAATTTTACAACACCGAAAAGTTGTTATTTTGATTCTGGCTATGCATGTACCTGGAATGAATTGACCAATAGATGCGATTCTAAGTAAATCATGAAGTTAACCCAGTTTAAACATTCGCATTTGCAAAATATTCATTTCTGCACTTATTTATTTTTTTATCTGGAACTTTACTGTTACAAATAGTTTCAAAATCTTCCCCATTTAACATCCTTGTTATAAAATTAATAGAATAAACACCACATTCTGAGTTTTCATATTGGTGTTGTATTTTGTTATAATCGGCAACAATGTTTTTATTTCCAGTACCCGTTTGGATAAAAGTTACAATTCTTCTCATTAATTTCCTTATTCTTTCAACGGGTCTTCTCCCGTTTGAATCAAAAAAATATACTTGACCTTTTTTCAAATCAGAAAACAATGCTACCCAATGAGAACCAGGTTGATCATGTTCATCTAAATTAAATATAACACCAAGTTTATGCTTATTATTTTTCATCAAATCATTATAATCCAAATTTTTAATTCCCATTCTTTCAAATTTGTCAAAATCAATTGGTACAGCGCCCAAAAATTTAAATGCTGTATTTGATTTTTCATACTGATCCATTACTTCCATAATATTTATTGTATTCAACCATTCAAATTTTCCATCTGGACCATTCGGTCTAAATGTATATCTTTCTAATTCATCTCTGGCCGTTTTTTTCATATTGGAAATAAAATCTTGTTCAGACCAACATTTTTGAGTTGTACATTTGTCACCCATTCTTTTATTGAATTCCCTAACTAAATACTTTTTATATTTGCGGGGATTAAGTGAATCCATATTATCATATAGTGTTATTTTACTACTTTCACTGGCGGTTTTGTTATATGCTTTCGCCATTTCAATAAAAACAGATAATTCTATACATGAACCAGCATCAAATTTTGCACTTGGGGCACATCTTTTATCTTGTTCATTTGTTGGGCATACCTCCGGTGTATTAACACTAACTATATTTTCTTTTTCATTATTTTTGGTTGTCATTTATAAAAAAATATGAGAAAAATTATTTTCAAAAAATTGATAAAAAATTGAATTATTAATTCAATCAAAAATATCCTTCATTTATTGATTACAAATCATATTATCATGCGTGAAAAAGTAAAGGTTGCTTGTAAAAATAAAAAAGAAACAACACATTCATTATATTTGGATAGTTCAAATAACACAACAAAATTAATCATAAAAGGGTTTCAAAATATTTCAGAATCAACAGATAGTGATCCACCAATTGATAAATTATTGTTCGATAAAAATGTTTTAGAATCAAATTCCAACATTGTAAAAAAAAATATTTCAATAAAAGATAAATTGATGACAATAGACAAAATTATTGAAATGTATCCAAATTTAAAAAAGGACAGGGATACAATAGTAAATAATGTTTTTGGGAAAAAAGAACAAAAGGTTGATACATTCGTATTGGAAAAAGTATCATTCAAAGATGTATCATTTTATAGAGACCCCGATGGGAATTTGATAGATGTAAATATGAAATTAATTGGTATGTATGTTGAAACAGAAACTGATTATATATATTATTTATTCGATGATGTCATCAACGCAAATAAAAAAATAATGGCATTTAGTAAATTATTAAAGTAACTTAAGAATCTTATTCGTCAATTTTTTTTGCTTCAAGAATCTTCATCTTTTCTTCTAATATTTGTTTATTTTTTTCAATCTCTTCAGTAATTTCAAGTATTTTTGTGGCATATTTTTTGAGGCCTTTTTTGTTGTCATCAGTGGGTTCATTGAATAATGCTTCCATAATTTCCATAACTTTTTCATTTATTTCTTCCATTATTTTTGGAGTTGTTGGTTTTTTGGGATAATTGTCAATATAACTGAATAATAAATCTGCTTTTTCTTTGTTGTTTCTTAAATATTCGACATACTTCCACATTTTTTCAAACTCTGGTAATTTTTCTTTGAACCATTGTCTATCTCGCACTATTGTAGAACAATTTGATGTTGCCAATTTCCAGTACACAATTTTATCAAAATAATAACCTTTTGGACATAATTTGTTAAAATTAGCCATACTTTCTGCTATCCAAATGTCACAATCCATAGGGGACATTTCGATTTTTGGAGGGTATAAATATTTGGATGATCCATAAAGCACATCCAAATATTTACCATTTTTAATATCTTCTATTTTATCTTTTGGTAACATTTGTATTAAACACCCTTTTTCAAAACCTGTCAATTTAGACCTGAATGGTTCATTTTCATCAGTATCTCTCATAAATTCATCACGATCTTCATATTCTTGAATATCGCATTGCCAAAATGCACATTCTTCTAAATCGCAACATTCTAATTGTAACTGGACTTGTACCCAATAGTAAATCGGACATATTTCACCCTTAATTTCACCAGATTGTTTTATCTTTCGTCTAAATGGACACTTTATTTCCAACATTGTTCCAATATGTTTAGTAAGAGATTTTCCATCAAGTTTGTATTTTCCAACAATCCCGTCTGGACTTGCCGCCAAAAAACTATATTTTGGATGTGCCACCAAACCAAATTCTTCAACTTTCACATTCATTCTATATTCATAAATTGATGTGGCTACATTTTCATGTTTAGTACCATGGTGACAAAACATATTATTTTCAAATGGTGGTCTTTGTACTTTCTTAACTAAAAATTTATATGGTTGTTCATAATGATTTTCACCAATAACACATCCTCCATCACTAGCAGTTATACGACCATCTCTTAAAGCAAACCATTCTGGGGAACGTTGTTCGGGATATTCGATGGTCATAAGTTTTCTAACAATTTCGGTTGTTTCTTTGGTTTTTGCATCAATTAAATCATCTTTTTGATTATCATGAATCCACTGTGTTCCGAATGGTCCAAATTTTTTATCAGTCTTTTTTGTAATATTAAAATGTTGTTCTGGTAATTTATATGTACTAACTGGTATTTCTGGAACATCATCTTCGCTATCAATTGCATGTTCTTTAACAATATTAAAAAATCCGCTTTTTTTTGGTTCATTACCACTGTCTGATTTGCCTGACACTTTTTTAAGATCATCCCGCAAAGTTTTATAAGTCATTTCTGTTTCTGTTTCAGTATCAAAAGATATTTTTTTGTTTTTTACAACAGCATGTTTACAAATTATCTTTCTTACTTTTTTATAATCAATGGCTTCTTTGATATCCCTGTGTGTTTTATCAACAAGATTATCAAATTCGTCAAGTGTGTATTTTTTTGATGAATCGCTTATATTGGCAATAATTGTGTCCACATTTTTTTGTGAAGTTTGCTTTTTTACTTTTTTTTCTGACATATTGATGTTTTAAAGTATATTCATCATCTTATATGGTTGTTTTATCAGAGAAATATTTTATCAATTTTTTAACAATGAAACTCAAATAGGGAAATAAGTGCATGAAGATTAACTAATCAGTCTCACTACGTCGGTAAAAAGAAAATTATCAATTTCTGTTAAATTTTAAGTTAAAAATGTCATTTTAGCTTAAAATTTAATTAGCGATAAAAAGTTGATTTATTAATTAAATTGATTAAATAACATATGCTCAATTGAAGTATCTTAAGGTTATGCAATCAGTGGTAATACATAATGATACAATAAAGGATATTATAAAAGATGATATTCCAATTAGGGACCATACTCAAAAAATCACATCGGTGGCAGTAGCGGTGACTGGATCTGTCGATTCTGGTAAAAGTTCTTTTGTCGGAGTGTTAACTTCTGGTATTCTCGATGATGGTAATGGAAGTGCAAGAAAAGGAGTCGCAAAACATCCACATGAAATAGCAAGTGGTAAAACATCAGATATCTCTACAAGATTATATGATCTACCTACCAACGAAGCAATTACATTTGTAGATTTGTGTGGTCATGAAGATTATTTTAAGACAACCACTTTTGGTATTTCTGGTTATTTTCCAGACTATGCATTTTTAATTGTAAGTGCAAATAGGGGTGTTTTACCAATGACAAAACAACATTTTCGATTATTGTTATCATTAAGTGTACCAATTATCATTGTTGTTACTCATATTGATATAGCTCCTGCTGAAATTTATGAACAATCATTAAAAGGAATTACAGCTATATGCAAACAATTAGCTGGAAGGTCAACAACTGCAAATGTTGAATTTGTCAATCATATGACTGATCAAGAAAAAAGTGGCGATGAATTGGCAATCCTACAAGATTCTGCTACTAATTTGATTTTAAAGTCTGTCATGGAAATATCTGATAACAAACAAACTATATTCCCAGTTATATCAGTATCAAACAAAACAGGATTTTGTATTAATGTGATTAAGAATGTTCTCGAGAAATTAAAACCACGACACTTTTGGCTCCCTGGTGGGGAAGATGCCGTATTAAACAATAAATTTGTAAAGTTATTCAGAATTGCATTAGAAAAGCAACAAGCTGGAATGTCAAGTTTGATACCTACATATAAAGAATTTGATGGTGGGGTTTTTTATGTTGATGCATCCTTCAATCCGCCTGGTATTGGACTAGTGTTATCAGGAATTGCAAGAGGAAAAACAATAACAGCTGGTGATACTTTATATGCTGGGCCATTTGGTAAAGTATTTCATGAAGTGAGAATTAAGTCATTACATAACAATATGAAACAAATTGTTCCATCATTGGATGATCACCACAGAGGATGTTTAGCTATTGCCCCTAAAAAGATAGAAATTAAAAAGGAACATATTGGAAAGGGGACCGTATTATTATCATCACCTGAGTTAATTAAAAATGTATGTTACAGATTCAAGGCAGTTATATCATTATTCACACAATCGTTGACACTTAAAACAGGCTATTCACCTATTTTTCAGCTCTACACAATCAGACAATCGGTCAGAATGACAATTGATCCAGCTGATAACAATGGCAATGATGTTATTTGTTTCGATGGAAAAACCACGGCGGTAGCCGTTGTAACATTCAAGTTCAAACAGCATCCCGAGTTTATAGAACCATTTAACATGTTTGTTCTACTTTCTGGAAACATACAAGGTATTGGATTGATTTTGAGTACAACTAGTATCATGGACGATCCAGATGCGCATCCAGATCCTCATAAGAATAAAAAAATGTACCGTCGCAAACATGCAAATCCAAATAGAAAAGTGGTAAAAAAATCCCAGTAACATCAGTCAAAAGAGAAACTTTATTACAATTTTTATTTTTAAAGAAGATATTGCACGCAATGTTGTTTTTACCAAATTTATTAGCAATAAAAGTAGAATCAATAATTTGAACAGTGGATTTATGATTAGAAAAATATTTAGAATTTGGATAATGCTTTTTATAAAAGATGCCAATTGTTGAATGATTTAACAATTATTAATTTTAGAGCATCTAAAAATGACTCTTGGAGACTCATATAAAATGAGCTAAGAAAAAAGATAATATAAGTATAAATTAGACAGATCAATAATTATTTAACATTTCTTAATATTGTGTAGATCGATAAATTGCGCCAATATAATGTATTTTTATTATTCGTCCATTATAGATGTCAAAATTTACTGATGAGCAAAATAATTATATTACATACAAAGAATTAACAGATTCAGTACTATTGGCAACTGCAGGCGCAGGTAAGACTTTTACTATTATCCACAGATTAAAACATATTGTGGATTCAAAAATATTTAAACCAGAAGAAATATTAATGTTGACATTTTCGAGAATGTGTAGAGATGATTTCATCAATAGAATAAAAAAATATAATATAACATGTATTCCAGAAAATCATATAAGAACAATTGATAGTTTTGCAAAAAGCTTGATAGATGAAAATAATGAAATTGATGTTTCACTGCTATCTTACAAATTTATGAAATATTTACAAGATACATCAATTGAAGATATAAAAAAGAACACAAAATTAGCATCAATAAAAACATTGTTTGTTGATGAAGCACAAGATTTGAATGAAACACAATACACGATCATAAAACTTTTAAAAGAAAAGAATAATACATTAATTAATTTAATAGGTGACCCAAATCAAAATATATATCAATTTAGAAATTCGAGTGATAAATATTTAACAGAATTTCAAGCAAAGACATTTTATTTAACTAAAAATTTTAGATCATATGACCCAATTATTAATTTTAGTAAATATTTAAGACCAGTTCCAACTATGAATATTGAAGGTCATTTAGGGGAATCTGATTGTAAACCTTCTATTGTATTTCATGAAGACGATTTGGAACTTGAAACGCACTTAATGAGTGTTTTAAATGATGCAAAAAAATGTGAAGTTGATTTTAGTGATATTGCAATATTGTCACCAACGAGGGGGAAAATGAAAGGTTATGGTAAATCCCATGGATTATGTTTAATAAGTAATTTGCTTTATAAAAATAAAATAAAATTTAACCAATTTTATGAAGAATCATCGGATAATGGTGAAATGAATTCCAATATTAAATATGCACCAGAAAAGGGACACATTAATGTATTAACATATATGGGATCAAAAGGACTTGAATGGAAATATGTAATTTTGATAGATGCGGATATGTGCTTGATAAATAAAAGATATTTTAATGAAGAAAAACATAAAAATGATCATTATTTATTATATGTTGCATGCTCGAGAGCTATTAATAATATGATAATATTTTCAAAATTCAGATTAAATGAAGGTAATTTAAATTTCCAATTAAATCCTTGGTTCCAATCGATTCCCAGCGAGTACTACAAAATGGATAACAGATTTATTAAATATTTCAAATTTGCAAAAGTGAAAACTTATGATATGGGTGAAAATGAAAAGAGGGTTACAAAATTGATAGATAAATTTGATGAAAAAACATTGGACGAATTAGCTCAATTATGCAAATATGGATCAAATGCTCCCGATAAATCGGAAAAAATCATAAAAAAGATATATGATACTGATTTCTCAGTATTGATTAACTCAAATGTATTTTTGGGTAAATATGTTGAAAATTTATTTTTTACATATTACAAAATGAGAACAAAATTGGATAGAAAAAAATATGTGGATATTGAAAATATTGTTAACTCAAAACACATAGTTGTTGATGTTCCTTTAATGGTAACATCATGGTTTTATATAAATAGAGAACATTTAACATGGGAATCATTCGATAATGAAAAACAAGTGTTGGATAAATTGATTGTTGAATGTGTTGAAAAAAAGTTCAATAGAAATCAAGAATTGGCAAAACATACAATTGTAACAGATGGATATTTTAAATCTTTTATTTTATCAATGAAAGACGAGATAAAAGATAATTACAACAAATATTTAACAACAAAAAGTAAAACAAAAATAAGAAAATATCTATTTTACTTGATCGTGATATTATATTCTCTTGAAACACAACATTATTATCATGTCCTAAGCAAAGGAAAGAAATTCAAAAAAATATTATCAATATGTGATGATTTATTTGACAAAATTCAAGATTTTGCATATTCAACAGATTTTAATTTTACTGAAAACAATGTACCGATTTCAAAATTTGGAATTGTTGGGGAGGTTGATTTAATTGCAAAACAAGATAATAAAAAAATAATATGGGAAATAAAATGCATTGCGGATGTTACTTTAAAAAATATATTGCAAGTTTTGATGTATAATATAATATATAATGAATATGAGATAACAAACGAATTATCCCAAACAATAGATGTTAATTTTATTAATTTTTTGAAAGGTGAATTGCTCACCTTGAAAATAAAATTAACTTTAGATGAAATAAAAAAAATGACAGATATATTTATTGAATCAAGTAAACAAAAAATTTTATTATGAGTTCGTTTATGATTCACTGTGAAAGTTCTTATCCTCTAATAAGATGTACAATATCTGTATAATTAATTAAATTTTGTTTACAACACATTCTTCTGCACAACGAATTTACAATCTCACATCTTTTTTGTTTAAATGCTTCATTCTTATCAGCCAAACCTTGTGATATCATTTCAAAATCAACACCTAAATCTTCGCATACTTTTTTCATTTGTTCTTCGTAAACGAGTTCCTTATTACCAAGAATTTCACCACATGGACAAACTAAGAATATCATTGTTGATGTTATGTATTACAATATCTTTATATAATCTTTTTCGTTTTGTATGTTATAATTTCAATATTTTATAACATAAAATAGAAAGCAATAATATAAAATGAGTAATATTGCAAATACTGAAGAATCAGTAAATAGTGAAGATGAACAACCAGCTCTCAGTGAAGAACAATTTAATATTAGACAATTCAATAAAAATTATCAAATGGAACAAAATGCATTTGAAGAAGAATCTGCTTTAGAAAGTGAAGAGATGTTAGTACAATTAAATAATAATGCTAACAAAGTGCATATTAAAAAGTCACTGGTTGATAGTTCAATTTTTGAAATATTCAGAGGAATAATAAATTCATGGTTTCACTTACTTGACGATTTAATGAGACAAAAATATAGTACGGAGATATTTACAAAAGATGATAGATTATTTTATTTTGGTATCACATTTGTTATCATTGCTGTAATAATGTTTTTGTATCACTATTTTGTTGAAATCGCGCAATAAAAACATTATCATTAACAATGTTTGGGTATCACTATTTGTTTAGAATAGTGCAATAATTTTATAAATACATGTCATATAATGAACAGAAAAATTAAATTCATAAAAAATGAAGATGATATGGTTTATAATCCAGATAAATGTATTAATACCTTTTATCAATTTTGTCAATTTAAAAATCAATACACTGGGAAATATTGGACGCGAAAAATATTTTTTAATGAACAAGGTGAAATACTCAAAGTTTCAGAAAAGGAATATTCAAAAAGTAAAATAGAAGGATATGCAAAAAATCATAAAGAAAATAAATTTAAAATGTATCCATCATCTGATATTAAACATATTGCATTTCCAAATGGTAATGACATGACGGAAGCACAATCGGAGTTACTAAATAATAAATGTAAAGAATATGACAATATGGGAGTTAATTATTAATTTTATATTATTGAACTTAAATAATACAATTCATCACCATTTCGTGCCATGGGTCCAGTTTTTGGTAATTCAGTTGATGCATTATACCCATTTTGTTTAATATTGTGTTTGAACAATATCGCAATGTTGTTTAAATATTTTTCCAATATAAAATTTAGTGTTTTGACAAAATTATATAGTTTGGTCTCATGCATCATATTTGGTGGCAAATTAAATAATATTGAATTAAACGTAAAAAGTAATGATCTTTTTTTATCATTTAATAAATTATAATTTGCGCCACTTAATTTTGGATTATTATTTGATTGTTCATATATTTCAATAAAACTATCTAGTTCTTCAATGAAATCCTCATATGCTTGTGGATTGTATTGGTAAAAGTTTTGTGTTGAAAAAAGAAAATTTTGCATATCTTCATCATGCACCTTTTGTGATTTTGGTAGTAATGTACTTTTTTTATTTTCAACTAAAATATTATTTACATATTCTTTCCTTTTATCATTTTCGTATAAATGCATAATAAAAATAATCGCCAATATTGATCCACACAAAATATTTAATCTTATGTCCAAATTAGAAAATAAAATTAATATACCAATAAATATTACAATATACCAAAACATAGACTTATTCATTTTTATAATATCAATGTGGAAAAAAGTTGATTATATATTTACTTCAAAAATAACACTAATATAAACAAACAAGAATAATCAATATTAACATGAACATTGAAACAATAGAAAATCAAATTGATGATATTATCAAAGAATGTACTAATTATAGATTTGCATCAGAATTGCAATATACGACAAATGATGAAAGAAAAGAAACTTTGAGAGCAATTTTAAAAATTCAAGAGGGTAAACCAATAATTGAAAAGGAAGACGCTAGAACAAAATTAAATAAAATTTATGACGAGATAGATAAAAATGCATTGAAAAAGAATTGGGCAAAATTAAGCAATACCCAAAAGCAAAACAGAATAAAAGAATTTGTGAAACGTTCTGTCAAAGATGCTAATCAAAGTGAAAAGTTAGAAGCTAAATTATTAAAAATGTTAGATGATGGTAAATTAAAAAGAACATATATTGAGTATGATTCAATGATTGGTATCATATCTTTGATCAGCATACCTGAAAAATCAAATAACAAAACAAATAAAGTCGAATCGGATTCGGATTCGGATTCAGAGTAAACTTATTTATAAATCCTCAAATAAATTATTGTGGCAATTGCAATTTGTCCGGCATTCTCTTATAATATTATTTTTTGAATTTGGTATTTTTTCCAATAAATGTTTGCACTTTTTATTGGAACATTTTCTAAATACATGATTTGGTGGATCAGTATCAATAACTAATAAATTTTGATGATAGTGAAATTTTGTAAAAATATTACCCATTACTTATAATCAATCCAAAGTCTCGCCAATCGGCTCGCCAATCGGCTCCTCAATTTTTTTATCAATTTTTTGTTCGCACACTATCAATATCCAACAAAGTTCATTGCTATCATCTTCAACAATTTTACTTTTAGTCACTATTGAACCATCATTATTTACAAATTTTTCCATATGTGAAATGAAATTTTTTAAAAATGTTAAAAAGTCTCTATCACGACATCCATATTTCGAAATGCTATTATATATCGCTCTTTGATTTTTTCTTGGAGTAAATCTTGTCATATTGTCACATTTTATCCACTGAGTGTCTTCCAAATAAAATCCTCCAATCAATCCTTGATATCGGTTCATTTCTTTCAAAATTATATTTATTAAAATATCAATATTATTAATTTTAGTGTCTGGATTATAATTCAACATTTCATATGTATATACTTCTTTTATCATTTTAGAATGCGTGATAATTTTCCTAAAGACAAATGATAAAACATTTTCATCACTTTTTATTAATCCATCATTATCTCTAATAAAATTAGTCAACAATTGACTATTATCTGTTACATATTCCTGTTTATTGTACAGTTTATTTTTTAAATTTTCAATAAAGTACGATTTACTTACTTCATCGTTTGTTACATTTTTAATGCCTTCCATTATATTGATAAAATAATAGTTATTAATCTTTAAGCACACTAGACAAAAAAGTTGAATGTATTTTGTGTTGAATTATTTATAATCATTTATGGTACTACAATATATATGGCCAAAAAATCAAAACATCCATGTTTTAAACTTATGAGAGTTGCAACAATAAAATGTTTCTACATGCCCTCATCTGTGGAGATGACGAAATATTTAAAATTGAATGAGAATGAAAAAAAATCATATGTTAATAATTTCCTAAATAAATACAATCTCGATAGAAAAAACTTGAGAGAATTAACATTGATATATAATTTTGAGGTTGGTGCAGAAATTCCATTAAAAATGCCAGAACAAAATATCCATCCAGTTACTTATTACCATACATGCTAAAGCGCATCCTTAAAAGAAAATACATGATCTTTCTTTTCATTTTTAACTTTTGAAATACATTTTATTTTTAACTTTGTGATAATTTGGACAAAAATAAATTTAACATATTATGAACCAAAATGTTCATAATATAAAACAAACACGCATTGTAAAAAAATTGAAATTATTTTATCATGTCCAATTTATCATAATAAAAAATAAATATACACAGTATTATGGCTTATTATAACAACAAACTACCAACTCTCAATGATATTGTTTTTGTAAGGATCAATTCATTTAGTGATGCAGGAACATATTGTTCACTTATTGAATATGATAATGTTGAAGGATTTATTTTGAATACAGAATTGGACAGAAGAGTATTTAATCCAAAAAAACAATTTGAATATGGTACAATATATCCTGTTTTAGTATTATCAGTATGCACTAATAATAATAAATTGGCGATAGATTTGAGTTACAAAAAAATTAAAAAAGAAATAAGGGAAAAGTTATTAGAAAAATTTGGATCTGTATTTAACATAAATAAAATGGTACATGAATTTGCATTTCTTACACAAGTGCCATTGGATGAAGTTTATGATTTGACAATCAGAAAATTTTTAAAATCTGATAACACTGATGATCATAATGATCAAGATGAAATTGGTGAAAATATAGAAGAAGAATGTTTGGATCAAAATTTGGAAGATGGCTATAAATTATATTCTGACATTTTGAAAAATCCAATGAATTTCACAAAACACATTTCAGAAAAATACCCAACAGAATCCAACCAATTTACTGAAAATGTAAAAATGCGAATCAAAAAAACAAATATTGTGATTCAACAAGTATTCATTTTAATGGTATTGGAAGAAGATGCTGTCGTAAAACTGAAAGAATTTTTGGTTTACGAAAATGCAAAAATAAAATATTTATCATCACCAAAATATCAAATTATCATAACTGGTGAAACAAATGAAGAATGTGATGATAAAATAAATGCTTTTGTTGAACACATGAAAAACAAGCTTAATGGAATAAAGCATGTTTTCAAGCTAGATGAAAAAGTCGAAATAACGAAACAAGAATACTTTTTAAAATTTATTAATTTTGAGCACTATAAAGCTATTTGACTCCAATCAACATTTATCAATAATAATATTCTTTCCAGTGGCAGTCATTACATATCCATTTAAATTTATTTTACCATCATGGATTTTATCATGGCATTCACCACATAATACTATTAAATTAGCTTCTTGATTTTTCTTAAGATGTTTTTTACCTTTAACAAAATTACCATCACAATCTTTTTGAAAATTAATATGATGAGTTTCGAGATTTGACAAATGTGAATTGTTTTTATCTTTCTTACCACATATGTGACACTCATAAACAAAAATATTTGAATTATATTTTGAAGTTTTTCCGGAAATCATGGAATTGTGCGTTTCAAGTAATTCATTTTTAATTTTCATTGCTGTATCAATAAAATTAATATCTTGTATAATGTATCTGGCCACAGTAATGCCATATATTTGTTCGCCAGTTCCCTCTTTTAATTGTCTATTATATATTAATAATTTAGTCTTTTCATCATATGAAACATCCAAATGAAATGCTTTAACTGTTTTTATTTTTTTTATTTCATTTAATGTCATAATTTCGTGCAAATGGGTAGCAAATACAAATGATGTATCCAATTCTGATAATTTCAATATTGTTGTTGCTACCAATGCATTGCCAGATATATGCTCAGTACCTCTACACACTTCATCACCAATAACTAAAGTATATTTATCGGCCCTTTTTAAAATAGCATTTATTTCTACCATTTCTAATGAAAAAGATGATAAGCCCCTAAATATATTATCATCTCCAGTAATTCTGGTAAATAATGATTTGTATGGAGTAAATGTGAATTTTTTGGCAGATACATACAAACCTGATTGTGCCAAAATTATATTTAATCCAAGAGCTTTCATCATACTGCTTTTACCAGAACTATTGAGACCATAAAGCATCATACCTTTCATGGATTTTCCCAATTCAATATCATGCGGGACATATTCATAATCAATTAAGCGTTCAATAATTGGATGTCTCATTTGTTCAGCAGAAACAAAGCCAAAATCATTGTCCTCAATTTTGGGTTTTACATAACCATATTCAGTGGCCAATTTTGCTGATGATTTAATAAAATCAATATTAGCAACAAAATCATTGCACATTGCAAATATTTTATTAAATTTTGAATATATGTTTTCAAGTTCTTTTAAAAAGTATTTTTTATTAAGTTCTTCCAATTCTTCATCATATTCTTGAATATCATCAGATTTTTGTCCAAATGATGGAACATATATTTTTGTGTCCTTTTTAAATCTTTGAAAATCAAAACAAGAAACATCTATCTTTTTGTCGCCAACTTTAATTAGTTTAAGCTTTGTTATTTTTTCTTTCAATATATCGGCTTTTGTGTTTGTTAATTTCAAATAATATCCTTTTGTATCATCCTTAATTGATATACAATTTTTTGATGTTGTCTTAATCAATCCATCAAGACTATCTCTTAATTGTTCCATAGCTTTATTTGCTGATGTGACGTTTTCTTTCACAGCATCAATATCTTTGTACACTCCATCATTAAATATTGATGTTTCCATTTTTAGTGTAGCATATTTACAAAGTTCTGTTGTGTCAAATATGTGGTCAATATAATCTAACAATTTTTTAATTTGTTCTTGCAAATCATTTTTTGGCATAAGTGAACTTATTTTTTTATATTTTGACGTTGTTTTTATTAATTTGATTAATTCATAAATATTTTCATAACTGGATGTTAGTAATTGAATTTCCATTGGTCTAATCATTTTTAATTCTATTTTTCTTTGCAACCGTTCAATATCTCTAATATTTTCCAAAAAGTTTTCAATTTCAATATAAGCATTATTTTTCATTAAAATTTCTGTCAAATCATATATCGTGTTTAATTGTTCATTGCACACAAATGGTGATAATATTCGTGTTCTTAAAAATCTTTCCCCCAAAGCAGTGGATGTTTTATTGATCACATGAAACAAGCTTCTAAATTTACATTTGGCATTGTTGTTTGTGTTTTCCAAAATATCCAATTGCCTTATTGCATTGTTTCCAAGTGTTAAATGTTTGTTGTTTATAAAAAATAAAGGTTTTGACAAATTATTTAATAAATTTGCATTTTTATCATAAATAAAATCAAACACCATTACCAATGATACAATTGCATAAATACTTTTGTTTAAATTCAATTGCTCTATTGGTGATACAAAAGATTTGGCATCATGATAAACTTTTTTTAATAATTCGTTTTGAAAAGATAATTTTGTATATTTACTATTCATTACATCACTATATCTACATATTTCTTCGTTTATTTTCAAATACGAATAAATATATTCTTTGTCTCGTTTTGCTTTATTATTATCTGTTTTTTTTGCTTTTGTGTTATCTTGATAAAATATTAAAATTTCCTTTGGGTCAATATTGTTAATAAATCTTTCTGCTTCATCAAATGCATATGATGTATCATATTTTGTGGAATATGCTTCATGAATGTAAACATGTCCCGTTGACACATCAACTCCTGTAATTCCTATTGAAAACAATGGTGATGATGAATCTTTTTGATCATCATTACTAATATACAAACATACGATGTAGTTACCATCTTTTCGTTGTATGTTATCAATATATGTCCCTTTTGAATAAATATTTGATACTGTTCTTTTTTTACGTTCTTTCTTTTTATCCTTTTCGTCGGAATATGTGCCATCTTGGTCAATGACAACAACAACATAGTTGTTATCAATCAAAATTTCTAAATATTTAATTATTGCGCCAACAGGAAATCCCAAAAAATATGGATTTTTTATGCTTATTTCTTTTATACTTTTATTAGTTTGCGACCTAATAACATTAATCAATTTAGAAATCAACGCTAAGTCTGGACCTTCTTCGTGAGTGGCAAATGTTTCATAAAACCCACCAACTTGATATAAAACCAATGTTCTTTCATTTCCATATATTTCACAATATTTTTTGTGAAATTCTAAATATTCTTCAGTAATAGATTGTTCATGTTTATCATTTCCCATTATAATATATTGTTTATTATGTACTAATGAGTACGCAATTAGTCCTTAAATGGAATTCTATAGATTTGCAAAAAAATAATTTTTATTTATTTGAACAAAAACATTGTTATGACGGGGTTGTTCAATTTAGTATCTTATAACTTTTTAGGCAAAATTTTTTTGCTTAAAAAGTTATGAGACCTATAATTGACCGACCCGATAACGAGTTATCTAATTGTAGATTCATATCTCTTTTCGCTAAACGAAAAGATATATGCATCCAAATTAGACAGCTCCGACAAATATGAAATATTATTATGGTGGAATTTCTTAAGAATACAAATCTTGATGTAAATATTATGTTAGAAATATTTTATGATGTCGCATGGTTTGATATGGGAAAAATATATAATTATTGATCTGTCTAATTTATACTTATATTATCTTTATTACTATTCAAAGTAATACAACTTTATGTTTGTGAAAGCGTTCACACATTGTTGACACAAGAAGCTGAAAATTTTTTAATAAAAGACATATTCCAACAAACAGTAAAACTTCAAACTTTATGGATATATAAACCCGAAGATAAAAAAATCCATTCTTGACAATAAAAGATGTATTGTTAAGAGCTGCAAATATTGAACCAAAATATTACACTGGGTTGCAAGTTAGCATCTTATAACTTTTTGGGCAAAAATTTTACCCAAAAAGTTATAAGATCTATGATTGATCGACCCGATAATGAGTTATTTAATTGTATATGTATATCTCTTTTCGCTAAACGAAAAGAGATATGCATCTAAATTAGACAGCTCCATAATAGTTCGCTATGAAAAATCCATAATTGAAAATGATATATTATCAATATACATTTCATACAAAATCGGTTAATCATTTCTCCCAACTAACATTCGAAGTTTCTTTTTCAAATATCTTTCAATAACTTCCATAATAACTTTTTTGTGTGACAATAAATCATACCATTTGTAATCTAATTCTTCTGTTATTTTTGTTAATATTTTTCTCATTTGTTCCATGTCCAAAAGATTTTCTTGTATGTAATCAATCTTCTTTTCAATAATTGAATCTGATTCACCTGATATTTTATTGGTTTTATAATCATCTTCTTTAGCAATTGGCACAACTTTATCATTTACAACTCTTAAATATTTTAATAAATGACTCATTTCCGCTGAATATAACCATTTGTCAAGTGTTAAATATAAAATTTCACGTGTTGTGTCCTTTTGTACTAAATAACTTGAATTCAACCCAGTATCAATTTCATAGTTGAAAACAGGTACGAGGGGTGTAACCACATTTGTTGTAACTATTTTTGTACTATATGGTGATACAATTATCTCACTAAGTGAACTTAATGACGATGATGAACTATATAATAATGCCATCTTAATATATATAATGTTTGGAAGAATATTTTTATTTTATTTGAATTGTTATATTTATTTTTGTTTGAATATATTCTGAAAAATCTATAATCATATTGTCCAAATGATTTCTAATATCCGTCCATTGTGTTTTTCTGAACCTGAAATACTTGGATAAAAATTTTGTCGTCTCGTCTTTATCCAAAAATATTTTAATCAAATAATTCATTCTTTCAACACATTCGTCGTCAGGTTTTAAATTATTATTTTCATTATTTACAAAATGAACATTTGAATTCTTGTCGATGCCAATATATGAATTAATTTTTTTATAGATCCTTTTAATTTCTTTCTTTTTAATTAATTCAATAAAAAAATCAACAAATCTATTATCAAATAAATCTATTTTTTCACCAAAAGTATTCAATGATGAATTTATAATTCTAATCTTTGTACCAATTGGTACAAATTTATGTCTGTCTATCCAATCCATGCTGTCTTCAAATGAAAAAATATTATAATATATCTTTAAAAATTGTTCCGAATTAAAATCAATGTATGGAGTCAATATATTTAATTCAAGTTCTCTGTTGGATATATTTGCCTTTTCGGTTGGATTAAAACAAATATCAGTGATAATATCAGTGGTCTTGCCCGTTTTTTGATCAACATATGTCCATTCGTCAACAGGACAAAATGGTTGTGCATGATCAGTGACCATTTCTAATTGTGTTGGATGGACCACCATTGTACCAGGCTGATAACATGGACCAAGACATTGAAAATTATTTTTGCTTTTGGGATATTTTGTTATATTTTGAAGAGCGTGACCATTAATATCATAATTGTCCATTATTAATATTATTTAACAAAAAATATAAAGTTATATTATTATAATAGACAGTCATATTATGAATCGATTAAAACCAATTGTTGATATTATAAAAATTTCACTTTCATTTGATGATGCTTTGAAAGCTGGTAAATATTGCGATTTGCAACAACAAAATGATTTAATAAAATCGCATTTACAAAATGCGATATTATTAAATGCTAATAATAATATTGATAAATCATTGTTGGATTTGTCAAAACAACTTTATGAAATAAATGATGATATAATTGTGTCAATAAATAATTCAAATACCAAAGTACAAAAAAATGCAAAAAATACATTATTATTTTTGTACAGGGATCAATGTGCATCATCAGAACAATTTACTTCTGAATGGAATAAATTAAAATCAATGGTAAATGGTAAAGTAAATATGGTAGCAATAAATTGCACTAAACAAAAACACGCACAATTATGTAAAATGTTTGGAACGTATGAATATCCAAGTATTAAATATTTGTATGATAATAATAAATTACATTCATATATTGGCAACATGAATGCTAATGAAATATTTGCAACTTATATTCAAAAAATTGATTAATATATTATTTTATATCAATATTAGTCATATGTGTGCTAAATATGAGCGAATACACATGGATTTTAACCCCCGATTTATCTGGAATTGATTTGGATAAATTGTATGAATATAGTTGTTATGATGACAAGTGTTTAATTTCAACATTTTATATAGATGAAATATTAGATTTTTTAGATGAGCACGCTGAAAATAAACCAAAAATAACATATCAATGTAAAGAATTTACTGACAAGTACAGCTGGAAAATATTATTGATAATGACAGATGATATATATGAAAAAGTAATTGAGAGACTTATATTATTTCATACTGGAAGATTCAAAACATCCAGTATTTACAAAAAAAATAATAATGAATGGATTAAAATATATAAATATAACACAAAAACAAATATTGTTACATATCCACTCGCATAAATTTGTTCTTTTTTCATATATTTATGTATGTATATGGATAGATAGTTGTGATATTATAAAATTGTCGATCCAGTATTTGAAAATGAAATATTTGATACATATGCGATAAAACAGTTCTATGCATAATTGGCACTTAAGTAATATGAACGAATTGGAATATTTTGTAGTTTTTGAGTTTTACTGTTGGTTGAATTGAATGGGTTAGCAACAGCACACAATTTTCTTTATATTTATTAACAATCATCATTCGTTTTCAACTTTTTTAATACATAAACCTTCAAAAAAAATGATTATTTTTTATATTGGGAATTATCCATTGTTTATTTATATATTAATACAAATGATGCGTAGTGGAGTTAAATTAAAACATTCTTTTAATTAATATCAAAAGAAAATTTCTTCTTATACTCATCTTTTACCAGATCCTACTCAATAAAAATAAATGGTTGTCAGCCAATAAATTATAAAATAAAAATCACTAATTTTAAAAAACAAGTACAATTTATTTTACAACACACCATCTACTAAAAAATACTTAGATAAAAAACAAATTTTCTGATCTAAAATGATCAGAAAATTAAATATGCTTCTCCCATTTATAAAAAGATTGAAAAATTCTTAACGAATGTTAAGAAATATCAAAAATTAATAGAACTGTTTCTATCGGATGCACATCAATAAAAAATTTGAGCATAAATTTAATTATTGAAAGTGTATATTTTTTCCATATATTTATGTATAGAGAATGAGTCGATATTACAAATTTGTCGATCCAGTTTTGGAAAATGAAATAAGAAATATAATTGTTCCATCAATATTCCCAATGCTAAATATTAATCATACTGAATTATTATGTAAATATGTCATTAGACTTATAAATATCACAGCAATGTGTTTTGGATTTTATGATGATACTTATGTCGATCAATTAAAACAAAATAATTATCAAGATGTTAAATGGTTAATTGCGCACTTATTACCATTTTTGAATGAAGACAATGATGTAAGCAAAATAGTGGCATTGGATGAAATATATACAAAAAAAAAAATAAATTGTAATATCAATAAAAATGAGCCAAATTATTTGTATTCAAATGTGCAATATAACAGATTCGTAAGAACAAATGATGATTATGCTGAATATCAGTTTTCATCAGAAGATTTAAGCCACAATTTTTATTTATTATTGAATACTGTTAAGACAATGGCAAACAAAATGCATGTCAATTGGATTGATATATTACCTTATACATTAAATACTTACAAATCAACTGTATTATATATCAATACATCATTCAAAATGACAAATAAAAAGTTAGACGACTGGGACCCAGTTGAATATGGTGATATTAATAAAAGTGATGATATGATTTGTAAAGAAGTAAGTGAAAAAGCAGCAGGCTTGTCAATGGAAGATATTTACAATACTATTACAATAGAATTGTATTATGGTATCAAGGATATCAAATGGTTAATTTATGATATTACGACTTCAATAAAAGTGTTGCCAATTATTGCTATAATAAATAAATTGTTCAAACTTGAATATTGTTTAAATGGAAAAAATTGGGACGAATTATCATATGATTACATAAAAAAATTTAATCAAATGTGGCAAAGCATATTGGAAGTAGCCTTTACTGGCAATGATATTACATATGAAGATATACATCTGAGTAATGATGCAGTTAGAACAATGTTAAAAGGTATTATATTTTCATTTGATAAATCACATTCATTATCAATTGAAGCCCAAAAAGAAAAATATATATCAATAAAATTAAGTAAACAATATAATGAAGAAGATAACGATGATGAACATGATAACACAACTTTTAATGATGTGATCAATAGTTTAAAATCATTGAAAAGTAAATATGTTTATGAATTCTTTTTAGAATCATTATTGAAATTAAAAAATAGTTGGTATGGGATAAAATTATTAAATGAAAATAAAACCCAAATAAAAAAAGACATTGGTTATTTGATGACCAGTAAAGAAAATATCAATATTACGTATAAAAATATTTATAATTTTGCAAAAAGTTTGTGCAGTTTTATTGCAAAAAAATACGATAATGTAAAACATAAGGAAATTGAAATATATTCTAAATTTCCAATATATTGGAGATCACTAACTGGTGATCAAAAAAGTGAAATAGTTAAAAGATTAAATGAAGGTTATGAAAATCCAATAGAATGGTTTAATGTTTCACGATATATTAGATTTTTGGGTCTTGAACATTTTCCGGGAATGAATTCAGAAGATGATGCAAATAGGGAAATACATAATAATATTAAAAAAATATTAGTAAGAACAATATTTGAATCATTAATAACAAAAGGTGTATTAACCCAATTTATTCCAAACAAAGAGAAAACAAATTTAAAATACATATCCAGAGATGATATTTATAAAGAACAAAAAGACGTGTTTAGCACAAGCAATAATAATCCATATTGGACATCAGCATATCATTATTTAACATTGTTACCATACTCGATGATGAAACCATTTACGACAATTGATGGAACATTTAATTATTTTAATTTTGCCGTTACACCAACTGGAAAAACTTGGTACACAACATATTCATATGATTGGGTAGCACAAATGGGTTTTTGTCATCATTTTGTAAATAATAGAGTAATTTTTATTACTGGTGCTACTGGTGTTGGTAAATCTACAGAAATACCTAAATTATTTTTATACTATGCAAAAGCCATTGATTATTTACAAGCTCCAAGAGTTATGTGCACACAACCAAGAAAAGCACCAACTGAAAATAATGCAGAATATGTATCACAAACACTTGGTGTTCCAATTTTTGAATATAATGGTAAAAGGAGCGAAGATAGTAAACATTATTATATTCAAATGAAACATAGAGATACTCATCATATTGAAAGAGTATTTCATTCAGTATTAGAATATTCAACTGACGGGGCATTTATTTTACAGGTTAATGATCCAATTTTGAAAACAAAAAGAGGTGCCCAATATTCTAATAAAAATTTATATGATATCATTATGATTGATGAAGCACATGAGCATAAAATAAATATGGATATGTTATTAACATTATTGAAGTTGCCAGTTACTTACAATAATTCATTAAGATTGGTAATTTTGAGTGCTACAATGGATGAAGATGAATCTAGATATAGGAGATATTACAGGGATATCAATGATAATAGAAAATATCCATTGGATCAGTGGATTAAAGAAAAACAAATAGATAGAATAAATATTGACAGAAGATATCATATTTCACCACCGGGTTTTGGGACAAGATTCAAAGTTGATGATATTTATGAACCCACTAAGACAGTACTAGATATGACAGTGGATGTTGTTAAAAATAGTACAGGTGGTGATATATTAGTATTTCAATCAGGTGTTGCAGATATAACTGAATTAGTTAATGAACTTAATAAGGTATTACCACTTGATGTAATTGCATTACCATATCATGGTCAATTGAATAAGGATCAAAGAAAATTTATCGAAACAATAGGAAGTGGATTGAGAACATTAAGAATCAGTAAAACAGAAAAATTTGCAAATGTTAATGATTTTTCAAATGGAACTGGATCATACAAAAGGGCTGTAATAATTGCTACCAATGCTGCAGAAGCGTCTATAACAATATCATCTTTAAAATTTGTTATTGAGACTGGAACACAAAAAGTACAATTATATGATTATACCAAAAGGGGGAAAAAATTGGCTCAAATGCCAATATCTGAATCAAGCAGGATACAAAGACGCGGTAGGGTCGGTAGAAAATCATCTGGTACTGTTTATTATTTGTACAACAAAGGAAAAATGGAAAATAACAAAATTGCTTATGAAATATCAACAGATGATTTATCATTGGCATTATTTTCTAAATTAAGGACAAATGATAGTGAAGAACAATTGATACCAAATAAATACGATCCAAATTGCTATAACACTAAATTATCTGATAATGATGTTGAATTGGTATATGGCAAAAATGGATTAAGTACAATGATAAAATCCCAATATTTTGTATCAGATGTTTATTATGATTATTATGGAAAAGATAAAATGTATGATTATAAAAATTACAAATATTTGCCAATATATTATGGCACTGGATTTGATCATATTAATTTGACAGATAATGATGGTTCGTTTTATATTGTTCATCCGAATGAACTTGAATTACAAAGAAATATAAATGGTGATATTACTGGTCTATTTGCAGTAAATCCAGAAGGTAATTCCAACAGTGTCACATTTGAAAAAATACAAAAGTACAAAGGTACAATAAGTTCTAAAAAAATAGAATCGTTTTGGGATACATTGAAATATTATGAATATGTTACCATTACAAAAGATAAAAAATCGATCACTAAAACAAAAATGGGTGAAAAATTTATTGATTTATTTGAAGAATTGAAATTTGAAAATCATGGATTGTTTAGAGCAATGATGTATGGATTGTCGTTGGGATGTGGTGATGCTATTATAAAATTAGTCATAATGTACCAAATAATAAAAATGGATGTGTCAAATATTTGTAGAAAAATAAATGATAAAAGTGATATTGAATCCGTTAAACAGTTATATAAGAACATCGAATCTGACAGTGATATGATATTGGCATTATTAACTGATTATCATAAATTTATTGAAGAACTTGGAATATGTGAAAAATTAAATTGTGAACAATACATTAAACAAATAAGTGATAATGGGAATCATAAATTTACAGTTTCTGATTATATCAGTTTATTAGAATCTGATGATAAATACACTGATACTGTAAGAACGAAAGTAACAAAAAATGGAGCCAAAAAAATGATAAAGGACTTGACTGATGAACTTAAAAAATTACATATCAGAACAATTGAAAAACATTCAAATGCCATTAGAAAATGGTGCGATCAACGATATTTAGATATTGACACATTTTTAAAATATACAGTTGAGTACGCAATTTTCCGGACATCATTGAATAAAAGTTTAACAGATGAAATAATAAATTTTATGAAAGATATGCAAAAATCAATAAAATTTAACACAAAAAATAAAAACACAACCGCACTATTATACGGATTTCCATTTAATGTATGTAAACAAATATATGATTGTGATTATTACTTATCGATGTATTATCCTTTATTAATTAACACTTATAAAATTTCATCACTGTCCCCATATAAACCAAAATTAAATACATTCGTATCAGTACAAAATATGAAAGATTATTTATTGTATTTGAACATAAACATAGAATTTGACACAATATCATGTTTGCACCGTATTGATTCAAACACAATATCAATATTAAATAACATATATCCAATGACAATGCTGGCAATACCACAAAAGAAAATTTCAGAATCAATAACACAATTTATCGAAAATAAGAAAAAAGTATATGAAAATGATAAATTAAAAAATAAAAATGCTATAGGAACAACAACTCAAACTGCTGTCATAAATTATGGTAAAACTTTATCAATTGCTGGAATTGAGCTTAAATGATTTGCGTTTGTCTCATAGCGGCGAACAAATTAAATATGTCAAAAAGTTGAAATCATTATCCATTATAATATATATAAACAATATCATTAAGTATTATTTAATATACTGCAATGTCATGTATTATTTATTCAAAGGTTAGGACAATACAAAACAATATATGGTCCAAAATCAAAACAAATAATACATCCAAAAAAGACATTACAGAATATAATTTGAATGATTTAATAGATGATGCAAATTATATTTTGCAAAAGGGTTTTGGAACTTTAATCAAATTTGAGAAAAAAATTTTTGTTATAACTTGTTTACATATTATCGGTCAAGTTAATATGGAAATAAATGGATACATGCCGAATAAAAAAAATATTCTGTCAAAATTTCCATTGAAAATAATAAAAAGAATACCAGAATTTGATATTGCCGTATTAGAATTCGTAAATAAGCACAGTGATGATGAATTCCAATATTATACAAAACATGATTTTCATAAAGCAACTCAAAACAGTGATTTAATAAATACAAAATTATTGGTCATGACGGTTGACGGTATATTAAATAATGTGACATACAATGAATCAAAAATTTCAAACACAATCATTGAAACAAACAATTTAAAATATATTATTGTTCCAAAAATACCATTAATTAAGTTTACAACAGATATTGAAGAAATACCAGAATTTTCACATGATATTGATGGATTAAGTGGTTCAAATATAATACTCAATAAACATTTAGTGGCAATGGTGACAAGTTATAATAACATGAAATTGGAAGCAATTCCAATACATTTTATATATGACATTGTCATATCAGTATTGAGCACAAAAGTTTCTATTTTGACTGCTTTCTACTTTTGTACAAAAGTAGTGAAGTTAGAAATGGATAATAATTTAGTCTGTTATGGACATTATATAACTGATCCAAAAGATATTGGATATCAAACGAATACATCAAAAGAATTTAAATTTAAACAAGGAGATGTTATTTTATCAGTGAATAATAAACAATTTACACAATTTGGTATGATAACAGATGATAATAACAATTATGATTTACCATTAGATACTTATTTAATGATGTGTTGTTATAAAGGCCCTATCACTTTTCATATTTACAGGGGACAAACAAAAAAGGAATTGACTCAAACTATTTATGGAAAAAGTTTCACTGATGTTTATGATATTAACATTTTTAATAATAATCATTATATATATTGGAAGGGATTTATATTTACTGAACTATCAGAAGAACTAATTTATGAAATTAATTCGTCCGGCATTAAATTGCGTGGTAAATATTTTGAAAACAGAAAAATCATTAAAAATTACAAAACAAAATTGGTGGTTTTGTTAGACATTGATTATAAAGCACTGAACCAAGAAACATCCGATGAATTGCAAAAAATAGGATTACCATACAAGCCCTGCAAAAATGGATATACATTATTGGTATTAGAAAAAATAAATAACAAAAAAATAACAACAATAGCTGACTTATTAACTATTCTTGAAAAAAGTGATACAAAAGTAATTTGTGATTACTTGACAGAAGATAATGAGAAAAGTTTGAAACTCACTGTGAATTAACTTTTATCCAGCTTTTATGTAATACACAAGAAGTATTATTAACATAATAAATAACACCATTGTAATTATTTGACTGTAATCATATTGTTGTTTTTTATTAGTATATAACTCTATTGCATTTTCCACTGACATTTCGGGTTTTACAGTTCTACGATTTACTTCATTGTGTACCATAACTGCCCACTTTATAAAATTATATCTTGATGATAATACATCATTTGACAATGGATATGATATTAAATTTGATTTAAAATGACCCCTGCATTTTTCACAGGGTAATACATTTTGCAATGATTGTATAAATGCTGATACATTTTGTTTATCTTCTTCAGTTGGGTTATCTGGATATGCCATCGTTATATAGTGAATTACATTCCAAAATGATTTACCCCAGATATTTGGATTTATATTATACAACATTTGTGACTTATATAAAAAGTTGATAAAATAATTCATAAAATGCACCATTATTTATAATATGACGAACAATGCATGAGTGACGAAATAAATAGTATGTTGCGAACGAGTGGTTGTTTTGGAGGATGCATTGGTGGGATATGTTTTGTAATTAATAGTCGGGCACCGTAACATAAAACTTTATGAAGAAAATTGTGTGCTGTTGCTAATCCAATATGCAAAAAAACAATGATTTATGGATGGGTGCAACAATGGTATGTGTCGCATTTGCAGCAACAATTATTTGAGAACGTGTTCCATTTTTTACAATTCCAATTAACATTTGGATCACCGCAAAATTACTAAATAATATAAAGTTAATATGAGCAAAAATTATTTTATTATAGTTTCAATTTCGCCATTTAATACACTCATTACAGAACTTATTTGTGCATCTGTATATTGATCATTTAACCAATCATTTATATCCATTTTTGATTTTTGTAATATTCGATCCCTTATATCGATAATATTTTTTCCATAATTTCTTATCATGTTTCTATATGAAATATTTTTAGATCTGATTGTGTTCATTAGCATATCAATTAATTCATTTCTGGTCATATCACTATATGTTAATCTCATATCAACATACCAAATNCACCACAGGGCACAAAAACCACTTGGGTCACCTATTTTGCGTTTTTTATTTTCACTAATATCCATTAACTGGAAACCAACTTTTGGCAAATAATCTTTTGGTCNAATGTATTTAATATTTTCATCGATTGTTTTAAATCTTGCTTCCAAAATTTCATCAAAAAGATCTGGATTGTAATATAAACCAGGTGGTGTTGTTGCACCATGTGGTTCAAATCTTTCTATTTCGTTGTTGATTTTATCATATATTAAATAGCCAGCATGACTACCTTCCCTAATTTCAATTCCGAGAGGAATTATTATAAATCTTTTTGTGTGTATCAAACATTTTTTAAATTGTTCAAAAAACCCATTCATAAGATACAAACGCTGATGCACCCAAACTATTTCAAAATTTAAAAATTCACATTTTGAATTCATTAATATTCCGATAGATTTGTAAAAACCACACAGATCTCTATTTTCTGAAAAATTTTTATTCAATGTTGAGCATGAATTTTTATGTTTTTTCAATAAAAAAAGCAATCCTATTAATATGTCCAAAGTACTTCCAGTAAAAGTACAATAGTCAAGCCGCGATCCTTCTAAAAGTTTCACACACACAATTCCCCTTTTTACCGGAAATGATTTTTCATGGCATTCAATGGTATCATCCTTTTTTTTAAATTTTTCAATTAATGTAATTAATTTATCTTTTATCATACTTTTACATACTGGTTTGAATGATTCTCCAGTGATATTATTAAACTTAGTATCTTTATTTTTAATGAACAATTCCATGTCTTTTTGATCCTTTTTTGTTATTTTTTCAAAATCCTTTGCACAAATATTTTCCCATTCAAAATACCATAATTCATTGGCAACTTTCAATCTATCCAAATAACTGTCCACTACAAGATTAATAAATTCATTATAATCATTTTTGGGTATTAAATCAAGTGGCATAATATTTATAGCATTTAAAGTAAATATATCTAGCCTTTTTTTTATAAGTTGACCAGTATACATTTTCCATAAATTTAATTTAATTAAATAATGTAAACATGTGTTGCCATCATTATCTTGCAATGCCAAATTGCTTTTATTAATCATGATATCCAAAAAATCTGTAATATTTTCAATATTGTTTTTTAACACTAAATGTAATGGTATTTCACCATCAATATTCCACATATTCATATTAATTATATTTTTTGTTGTTTCTGATTGTGTCAGCATCAGGAAAATTTCAAAATTATTTTCAATAATTGTATAATGTAATGGTGTGTTACCATAAACATCTTGCACATTGGGTTCTGCATTATGTTTTAACAATAATGCTACCAATTCTTTATTGTTTAACAAAACACTATAATGTAATGGTGTTATTTCATGAGAATGATCAAATACATTAATATTAATGTTATTTTTAATCAATAAATTGCATATATCAACTAATTGTAAATTACAAGCTATGTGCAAAGCTGATTCACCATTATTTTGTTTGGTGTTTATGTCCGCAATATATTTTAAAATAATTTCACAAATTTCTAACGATCTACTTTTAATTGCCAAATGTAATGCATTACATCCATCCTTATCAACAACATTTGGATTGGATCCATATTTCAATAACATTTTAATAGCTGGTATATTTTGTATTTCAATTGCATAATGTAATGGAATTCTGTAGTTTCTATCTTTGATATCAACTATTGATACGCCAATATTACTCTTGTTTACATCCAATAATATTTCTAAAATTTCCATATATGAAAAATTAATTGGTAATAATATTATTGATTTATCGTATTTATCAACAATATCAATTTTCGCTCCATTATCTATTAATAATTTTACAATTTTATGATTGTTTAATAAAACTGCATATGTTAAATAATAATTATTTTGCTTATCCCTGACATTTATATCAAACATTATATCAGTCGTATCTATTTCATTCAAAGCATTTATAAATTCATCATATTTATGGGTTTTTAATGTGTCAAATAAATATTGGTATTTCTCAGTGAAATCATTATTATCCATAATATATATTCATTGTGGATAATAATAAAATTAAAATGAATCACTGATAAATTCAAATAAAACTTTTCAATATTCGAAAATGTTATAAAGAAAAAATATGATATATAATCAAGATTATGAACAATAATATTTCATTTGATAAAAAAGTTATATGTAAGGATAAAAATATAGCATGTATAAATTGTGGTAATTTTTGGCATGATTATAAACATTGCAAAGAACCAATTACAAGTTGGGGAATAATTTTAGTACATGCCTCTGGCAATGAGCAAACTGAACCATACAATACTAATTCTGAAAATACTGATTTAAAACAATTTGATGATAATACTGATTTAAAACAATTTGATAATTATGAGGGGATTTTAATAAATGATAAAAATGATCTTAATTTGGCATGTGCATGTATGAATTTGGTTAGGTTTTTATTGGTAAGAAGAAAACATTCTCTTGGATATATTGAATTTATACGTGGGAGATATATTAAAGATAATATTGATGGAATTATTTATTTGTTCCAACAAATGACACCCAATGAAATTAATAAAATTAATACAATGGATTTTACTGATTTATGGAATGATTTTTGGGGTGGTGATTCAAAAAAATTATTATTTAATAAAAAGGAATTTGCAGAATCAAAAGAAAAATTTGATTCATTAAAAAATAAAATAGGTGTTGAACTGCCATTAAATTTTTACACAAAAAATGTAAAACCATTTTATTCTTTGCCAGAATGGGGATTTCCAAAAGGGAGAAAATTGAGAGGTGAATCCGATTTGGATTGTGCAGTGAGAGAATTTTCAGAAGAAACTGGATTGGAGCCTACTGATATTAAAATTATATCAAGTGTAAAACCAATTATAGAAAATATTATTGGTACAAATGGTGTGAGTTATAGACATGTTTATTATTTGGCCCAAAATTTAAATAACAAAATACCGCTTGTAACTGATAGGAACAATACTGAGATTGGTGATATTGGATTTTTTACGTATGAAGATGCAAATTGTATGATTAGAGATTATCATATTGAAAAGAAAAATATATTAAAAAATGTGTTTATGTATTATTTAAATTTATTTGTTGATAACTCAAATAAAAAAGAAGATAATGAAAATATTCAATATTGGAGCACGGAAGTTGACAACTTTTGATAAAAATTATATCACTTTTTCTTTTTGTTACTTGTAACTTCTTCAATCTCATCAACATCATCATCTGTAACATCCACTTCTGTGCTAGCAACAAATTCTTGTTGATCTTCCAAATTACCTGATTTAACATACTCATCATAATTAATAAATTCATCATCACGTTCTCTCATTACAATAGATTCATCACTTTCTTTTTTTGAAGCTAAACTTTCCATTGTTCCCAAAACAATAATTCTTTGTGTTTCTATTTTAGTATCAATCACTTTTACTTTAACAAATGTCCCAATAACAACTGGAACACCTTTATTATTGCCAACATTAGCCAATAATACATTTTTTCTTTCATCATATATGAAATTATTTTGATTTACATTACCACCATTATCCAGAATGAATACATGAATTGGACCATTCTTTAAATAAATAATTGATTTGTTTATTTGAATGATTTCACATATAATCAATGTATTTTTTAATGGTTTACATAATTTGCAAGAAAATTTAACTTCATAAGATGCTGAAGCCGAATTATCTTCTGCAATTAATTTACCATCTGATCTTTCTTCTATTTTATAAATTTTAATTATATATCCATATGATTTATAACATTTTCCTTGTAACTTTCTGATTAAATTATTTTTCAAATGTTTGTATATATCATTATCCATTTGACTTGGATGTAATGATACAGTCGTATATAAATTTGTATTGAAGTACGGAGCTGTCATTTAATATGGGTTCTATATTATATGCTTTTGTTTTTATATATTTGTTTATCAATTTTTATTCCCAAAATTTCATTTTGGGAATAAAAAATGTATTCATTGCATTAATTGTATTATTGTTTTTAACAATGTTGTGTATTTTTTTCATATTTCATTTAGAATGTATTTACGCTAAAAAACATGGTGGCCCATTATTCCTTTTGTGCATTTTATTCCAACACAATGGTCCAAGTTGATCCTTTCTTTTCTGCACCCAATCCTTGTAAAAATGCAGTATGTTCTTTTGTTTTGGCATCATCTTTGAATGATAAATAGTATGTCGGATATCCTTTTTCTGGACCAGATGTTTTCTTTTCTGTTTTTACAGAAATATCCATATTAATACTTATTTCATTTTTAATTTTGGTTATAGTTGTTTCAACTCTATCTTCCAAATTGTATGGAAATTTGTGAACTGGATGATCAACTGGGATCATAATGTATGTAAATTTATTCTTGTTTTTCTTAGTACCATATTTTTCTAACAGTAACATTTTTTGCTCAATTTTGTTACAAACTTCAGTTCGGGTAGCATTCTTTGCAATGTTAACACCAAGTTTTCCAACAACTTGATTCAAATATTTCTTGCTTTTTGATGTAGAACACACTGCACCTTTTAATGATGGTATACCGGTGGCACGTTTCTTTTCCAATATTTTAGCTCTCTTTTCACGTAATTTAAATACATCTTTAATTTCGTCTGCACTTTTTGTTTTTCTTCTACTGACTTCCTTATCAACAAATCCAACAATTTCATATTCTTCTCTATTGTCATAATATTCCATTGCATCATCGAAGTTATACAAAGTTTGTTCTTCTTTGACAAGATTTTTATTTTCACCCTTTCTTTTGCCCTTTAGATCTTTCATTTGCTGATATGAAATATTGCTCTTCAAATAGTTGTACAATGATAATTGTTGAGATACATGTTTTGTCACAGTTGTTCTGTAATACATTGGAATATCTTCATTTTGATCAAATGGTTGGAAAATATAATATTTATCAATATAAATCAAATATCCTTGTCTATTATGTTTATCAATAATTGTGTCCCTAAAATTGTTAAAATCATTTTCTGTTATTGGAATTAATTCATCCAATGCCTTAAAAACAAAAAATTCATCAAATAAATCTCGTTTTTCTTCATCATATGTATTTTTTACATATGACAATATATCTGGGAGTGTGTGCATATATCCAGTAATATACAATTCTTTTACTTTGTCTTTAGCATAATCTATTTCATTTCTGGCGAGACCGTGAGTAAATGTTGAATAATCCAATTTGTCTTTTGAAATTTTGTTATAAATATTTCTTTCTGGATCATAATGTTTGAAATTTAATTTTGAGTCATCGCATTTATAATCACATTTATTGTAATCACAAATGGCTGGACATGGTTGTTTACCATCTTCTCCACAATCAGCATATTGCTGTATTTCTTCTTTAAACATATTAGCATGAATATTTAACGGACAATCAATTGCTATTTCTTTCATCGATCTTTCTATTTTTTTAATTAATAAGTATTTCATTTCTGCCTTTTTATACAATTCTTCTTCAGATGATAAACCACCCTCTATGGCAACAACATATTTGTACACATTAACTTCTGGATACACATTTGTTTCATTCATTAATTTATAATGTGAACAATGACGAATGGCTCTTCCGACGACTTGATCAATTCTACCAAAATTAAAATATGCGTCTAAAATGTGTACTTCACTAACATTTCTAAGACTGATACCTTCATTCATAACTCTCGATCCAAGTACAAATTTAATATATTTACCATCTTTATTATCCAAACTATTAAATACATTTTTAATTATATTCATTTTATCTTCCGGTAATGACTCCATGGCTTCTTCACTGGATTTACCTGTTATTGTTATAAATGTTGCAGGATAAAAAGTATGTGGTGGTATTATTGTTCCATATTTTTTATCATGTTCGTAATCTGAGGATGTTGCTGATGCATCTAAATTTTCAATTGTTGGTTTACTGTTTATCCTATCGGTATCATATTCAGCTTCACTGTCAGATTCTGATAATGAATTTTCAAGAGTCATTTCTAATTTATGTTCACCATGTCTTCTTCCACAAAAGTAACATACAGTAAATGGTGTAACATGATAATTACTTGAATCTTCTTGGAATTCCAAATAACCGTTTTGTATTAGGATTTCATGGAAAACATTAATACCAACTTTCACCAAGTTAGAATAAACAAATGCGGTTGATATACCTTTTTTACCCCATACTAATCTTTCCAACTTTTTGAGGGCTTTATAGAATTTTATTGAAAAATATTTAACATATGGCATTTTTAATATTTTACCAGTTATTGATCTTCCATCTTGTGTAACATGCATTAATTCTTTTTCACTATCATTGCCAAATAATTCATTTGATATTTTTTTATTTATCAAGTCACCATTGACTTTCAATTGATTTTTAACAAGATTTAAACCTTCTCCTGCATAATATCCCATTAATCCTTTTCTATCGCTGGACAAACCTGGAAAAACAAAATTTGCGACTGCTTCCGATTTTCTATCTAATGTATCATCTTTATTTTGTTCCGCTGCATCAATATATGTCTTTTTCTGAAATGGAAGCATAAAACATTTAATTACTTTTGTGAATAATAATCCGTCAGGTTTTATACCTTTATCAATACGCTTGGCAAATGTTAATGGATCTCCACCACGAACATGAGATACATAACCTCTCATCATGTTTTTCAAATATTCAAGGCCACCAGCTTTGAAATCCATTAAATGACCTTTGTCACTATTAAATATTTTATCTCTTTCTATTTGATTGTTGAGTGGTCTTAAAAAATTAATCAATTCAACAATATCACTACCCAAGTTTTTCATTGGTGTCCCTGACAATAGTACTAATTTTAAATTAACAGAATTTGTTATAATATATTTTAATGCATCACCATATGTGTTACCTGTTAAATTATGCGATTCATCTACTATAATGATAGTGTTGTTCAAATTGTAAATTCTATCAACTGATATATCTCTCTCAAATTCACCCTCATCTGTTTTTCTATATGTGGCTTTTCCTTTTTTACCTGATTGTTTGTCTGTTATCTTTTCACCAATAACATGTTTGTAAAAACTCTTGTAGCTCATAAATTTGTAATATTGAAGTGCTTGTATTAATGCATTTTTTTCATTTTTTGCCCTTTCGACTTCATCAATATAAACACTTTTATCTTGATATTTCAAATATGTTTCCCCAGTACATATTAATATGTGCTGTTTCCAGTTTTCTTTAATAAGTGGGCCACCGACCAATACCAATATTTTTGTATTATATTTTTGAACCAATGATTTGAATTTTTCTGCGATGGCTACACCTACGCACGTATTATGACATAGTATTCCATTTGCCACGTAATTATGTGTATCTTCAATTTCTAAATCATATACAAAATCATGATATGCAATATCATTTATTGATTTAATTTTATCATATACAATGTAATCGCTATGTGAATATTTAAGTGCAATCTCATCACCAATATTTAAATCATTTGTCCAACCATTTTTTGTCAATAATTTATGCACATATGTAATAGTAATATCGCAAAAATCTAATTTTATTTGTTTCATGTTTGAATTTATTTTTTCTCTGAATAAATTTTTAATTCTTTTATATACACATTTATTTTGTTGTTTGTCAAATGATTTAATATATAATGCATTTTTTGGCTTTGACCAAAATTCATTTGGAAATTTATCATCTTGTGTTATTGTCGATTTGTAAAAATTCCATATATTTTCAATTGACATTGTTTTTTCAACTGCACCATCTATAAAAACAACTTCACTGTCTTTTGCAATACATTTGCCAGAACCTAGCCCGTGAAACACCATGACACCCTTGTATGGAGTATTGGGATTGATGAAATTACTTAACATGGCCTGATGTTCGTGCAATGTAAAATTTCTCGCGCAAATGTTATCCCTATATTCTTTTATATCATTATAATCAGTAACATCCGGTCTTTGTGGTGTTTTGTGATAATAAAATTCTCTTTTTTCATACAGTTTCTTTTGCAATTCTGGATCAGCGGGATCTGGATATGCATAATCGACTTTTATTAAATCCTCCAAATGTTTTTTATCATCTTGATTTGTATGTTCTTGTTTATAGTCATTCTCATTGTTTCCATTATTTTTTTCTGTTGTCATTAAGATTTATATACTATGACGATAAAATATTTGAACTTAACTCAAAGTTAACTTCAAGTGTGTATATCACATAAACAAAGTATTCTACATATATTATATAAATGAGTGAAGGTTTTTCATTTGAGAAAAAGAAAAAATTGGCTACTGGAATACAAAAATTATCGAGTAAAGCAGATTTAGTACAAATAAAAAAAATAATTGTTGAAAATAATCCTGAGCTCGCTTTTATGAAAAATAGCAATGGATATTTTATGCAATTTCAAAATTTGTCTAATGAAACTTACATCAAATTGAGTGATTTTATGAATGAAAAAGATATGCANAAAAAGAAAAAAATGTTAAAGGAAATCGAGTCTGAAATTTTGTCAGATGAAATAAATACACTTACNGATAACGTATCTGATAAAAATATGTTAAAAAAATTAAGATTGACAAATACAGAAAATCATATTTTAAATAGAGCAAAATATGAAAAAGAATTGATGAAAAATGAAAGCAATTCAGATGCTGATGTTGTTGTATATAATTGTGATAATGTTAAAACAAAAACCAAATCCAAAAAAGAAGCAATTGGACCAGTTAGCAAAGACATTGTAGACAGCGATATTTTTGTAAAAACAGAATTGCCTGCAGCAAAAAAAAAACATTAAGAAAGGGTTAACAACAGCACATTAAATTCTTTATATTTCTTTAAAACATTGGTGTTATCTGTCATATGTATTTTTAAATTTTCCGCATTTTGTTTTTTTATAAAATTTGTCTAATATTTTTTCATAACTATTTTTATAAACATCAAGTTGTATTAGTCTTTGATGCATTTTATAAACAG